TTAAATACCGATATATTTTGCGAATTGCGCTGCTGTTTTTTCTTTTCGTTTGTCTGTAATGTGGATATATAAATCCATAGTGATTTGAATAGACGAGTGGCCTAAACGTTCTTGTACGTCCTTAATATTTGCACCAGCTTCTAAAAGTAAACTAGCATGTGTATGTCTAAGACCATGAATAGTAATACGTTTAAGATTATTTTGTTTGATAATCACTTCTAACCATTTACGAGGCTTAGATAATTGGAGATATTCGTTTTTCTGGTTAGAAAATACCAGTTGATTTTTGCTTAACGTATTAATTCCCAATGTTAACAACCATTTTCTTTGTTCTAATCGCCATTTCTTCAAGATGTTCATAGTTTCATCATCGACTGGTATATCTCGCTTAGAATTTTTGGTTTTAGGTTGCTCTACATAAAGGCGTCTATTTTTTCCTCTGGCGAGAGTTTTATTTATCTTGATATAATTATCGGTGAACTACTCACCACTTAGCTAAACCTGACGGTTCTTAACGCTTGAAGTGGGAGCTTCTTGGGAATAGAGCATACTTGATAGCGTATTTCTTTACTAACAGCGGTGTCTCTTATTTACCAAGCTATCCCCGTAGTTCCTACGGTTCTTGATGATTGGATCTAAGCCAATCCCATAGAATGTAGTCTTAGACCTTCGGTCAGAATATTGATACTAGCATTGATATCACGATCATGATGAGTATGACAAACAGGACAAGTCCATTCTCGAATTTCAAGAGATTTCTTGCCATCTTTATGTCCGCACTCTGAACAAATCTGACTAGACGGAAACCATTTATCTACTTTGATGATTTTTCGTCCATACCAGTCAGCCTTGTATTGTAATTTAGTCACAAACTTTGACCAAGAAACATCAGAAATACTTTTAGCTAATTTATGATTTCGCAACATACCTTTTGTGTTTAAGTCTTCAATACAGATAATATCGTGATTTTTGATCATTTCTGTACTCAACTTATTCAGAAAATCAGTACGTTGATTCATTACTTTTTCATGCAATCTAGCTACTTTGCGTTTTTGTTTTTGATAATTTTTAGCTTCAAATAGATTGGTACCTTTATTTTTAGCCAATAAAGCACGCCTAGACAATTTGCGTTGTTCACGCTTTAGTTTCTTTTCCATTTTGGACGTGAATTTATTATTATCAATTTTTTGTCCATCAGAAAGAATCGCAAAGTCCATAATACCTAAGTCAATACCAATTGTGGAATTAGTTTTAGGTAATTCGATAATTTCTTCTTTACACAACAAAGAAATATAGTATTTACCGCTAGAATGACGTGATATTGTAGCAGATTTGATAATCCCTTTTGGTTGTCTATGAAGCTTAATTCTTACTAATGACTTCAATTTAGGAACTTTGATGAATTTACTATCAATCAAAGCAACTGTACCATTTTGATTATTCGTTGTATAACTCTGAACAGGATTTTTCTTACTTTTGAAACGTGGAAATCCAACGGATTTATCCCGAAAAAAATTCTTGTATGCTTTATCTAAATTAAGTTGGGCATTGGCTAAAGCAAGGCTATCAATTTCTTTCAAAAACGGAAATTCTTTCTTGTATTTAGCTGGTGTCGGAAAAGTCATTTTTTTAGAAGAATCATTTTTAACTTCTTCATACGCCTTTTTTCGGTCATCAAGCATTAGATTGTAGACCTTACGGACACAACCAAAAGATTTGGCAAAGAAGATTTCTTGTTCCTCTGTTGGATAGATTCTGAATTTGTATGCTTTTAGTTGTTCCATAAAGTTCACCTACTTTCTATTTATGATTGTTTCCTTGATTTTGGATATACTTCTTAATCACATCAATTGGTGCGCCACCAGTTGTCAGAAGACAAAAGCTTTTAGACCAGAACATTTCTTTCCAAAGAAATTGTTTGACTCTTGGAAAGTCACGTTTTATCAATCTTGAGCTGGCACTTTTATAGGCATTGATGAATTTTGTCAATTCTGTTTTAGGTTGAGCTTTGAACATAATATGAACGTGGTCTTTATCATGATTCCACTCCACTAAAGTAATGTGATACGATTCTGAAATTCTTTCAAAAGTAGTTTTGGCATAATCAGATATTTCATCATCAATCACTTGTCTACGATATTTCGTTACTAAAACAAGGTGGTAATAAAGAAGAAATACTGAATGATTATTTGTATCTAATTCCATGTTATATCAACTCATTTCTTGTATAGACTGATTGTAACATGGGACAAAATAAAAAGGCAATACGCCTTAGTTGTCGGTCTTCGAGTTACCAACGGTAACCCTCATACCGAACGGCATTCATCACCCACCTATAGAGGATGGGCGACTTCTGCCTAATTCTGTTAAAAGGATTATCTTGTAGATATCCTAATTTAATAGCATAATCACATATACGCGAAGCATTATTGATGAATTCTCTATACAACACAAATTTTTTTACCTTTTCATTAGCGAACTTTTGAGCTATATCAATCGATATTTTATTGATTTTAAGAGCACCAAATGCTGGTAATATATGATTCGCAAACTGTTCTTTTGTTTTAACGAAAGAACTTTCTTTTACTGTTTGCTCATAATTTACAATCCATAGATCGTATACTTCTTGAAAAGTTAACTCTTTAGACTTATTTAGACCATTACTTTCGTATTCCAATTGTAATTTGGTCAGCGCTAATTGAGCTTCTTTTTTTGTTTTAAAACCTCTTCGTGTAGTTCTCACTTGTTTGCCAGTCAAAGGATCTACTCCCAAATAAGTTTGAAACTTCCACAATTTTTCACCGTTTTTCTTTTTGTATTGTTCGAATGTTGCCATTTTTTTCGTCCTTTCGCTCGGGTAAGTGTTCGGACTAAAATAGCTGGCATCACCTCCTTAGTTATACGCTTGCTTTGGGCTGGTAGGCGTTTATATTTTATTGATCACTTTCTAATGGTGTATTTATACCTTTATTAGGGTCTAAATTACTATATAGATATAGGACAGTGTAATTAGTCGCATCTTTTTTTGAGTAAATCAAAGAAAAGTTGTATTTTTTGTCTTGCCAAGTAAAATCTCCAGTACCATTGTAGACATTTTTGTACTCTTCACCAGTTTCTGCATTTTTATCGTCAGGAAATTGAGTAACTTTGATAGATTTTAAATCCATCTTCAAATTATCTATCGAATATATTTCTTTAATGTGTTTTTCGGCAATAGTTGCAAATTCAGCAGTTTGATCAGAGTCTACTTCTTTGATAGTACTGTTTGTCTCACTATAATTTTTTGATTCCTTTGTTTCAGCTGTTGATGATCCACATCCTCCCATAACTGTCACTGCTAATAATCCAATAATTCCAAATTTAATAAATTTCATTTTCTACTCCTTATCTCTATGGTATTATTTTATTGGAGAATCTTAGAAATAAGGTTTCTAGTCCGTGTGCCAGCACGGGCTTTTTTTATTTAAATAAATCCCAAAAACTAAACGAAGTTCTCTTGTAAACTTTGTTGTAAGCAGCCTTTTTGGGATCTTTGATCCATCCCGAACCCTTTTTCCCATAACTAGGAATAACTGATTTTTTTACAGTACGTTTTGCTTTACCAGTTGTTCTAGCGCTGATAGATTTCTTTATGCTCGGTTTTCTCATTCCAATTTTCATTTTATACCCTCTCAAATTAATTATAGTTGGACAATATATACAACGACTTTCCCATAAATTTGAACGTATTTAGTATCATCATAATTAACCACAATATCAGTGAAAGAAATGTTAGAAGAATCAGGTCTAAAAATGATGCGATTATTTTGTTGATCATTTATATATCTTTTTACAGAAAATTCGTTATCGTTGCTAAAGACTACTATATCTCCATCTTTTAACTCATCACAGCTCTCTATTTTCTTTACAGCAATTAATGATCCATCAGGAATAACGTTATTCATGGAATCTCCATTTATTTTAGTAAAAAATACATCTTGATATCCTGCATATTTTCCCATGGCATAATCAGGAATAGCAATTTGCTCAATATGGTCTTGATCAAAAGCTTCGACTGAAGAAGGTATGCCGGCAGCAACAGAAGTGTCAAAAAAGTTATATTCTTGAATATCACTTGATAGAACTGTCATAATGTTTCCTCTATCAGTTTTAGTTCTGTTCAAAGTCATCCCTGCTGCATTTGCTTTTTCTGCTAACTCTACAAATTTATCAGCAACGAAACTTTTATTGTTTTCCTGTAATTCATCTAAAACTTCTTTCTTTAAATCATAATAATTGTATTCTCTGGAATATCTTGGATCTATATCAGATTTATCAACATTAAAAGCTTTAGCTATTAATTCAGCGTTTTCCATACTGATAGTTGATTTTTCAGTAAAATATCCCGATAGCGTCGTAACAGGAATACCTGTCATATCTGACAATTGTGCTCTTGTGTAGCCATGCGTAATTTTTTTTAAATTGTTAGCGATAATGGAGCGAGCTTTTTTATCTTCTTCTGATAATGGTTTTCTTGGCATGTTATTTTCTCCTCCTTTTTTATTAATAATATCGAATTAAATCAACATAAACAAGTATAAAGTAGTTTTATAACAGTGTTTTTTAATTTAAAAAACGTCAAAAATCGTTGACTGGTAGTATAAACTAGTATAAAATAATTTACATAAACGAAAGGAGGAATAAAAATGGAATTACAAATTACTTTGGAAGCAGCTAGAGTTATGATGGGATATTCTTTAAAAGAAGCAGCAAAACTCTTTGATGTTCACCATCAAACCTTAGCAAATTGGGAACAAGATCCGAATAAAATGAAGCAAAAATATGTGCAATTAATACCAGAAATATACCATTTTCCAACAGCAAATATTTTTTTTGGAAGCAAAGACGAGTTTATACGATATAAACTTCATAACGATTCATTTTTAATAAAATAACTTATGAAAAACGTATTTATTCATTTTTAAGGAGTGTAATCCATGAAAGAACTAATCAAAGTAACAACAAATGAGGAGAATGAGCAGTTAGTAAACGGCAGAGAATTGCATGAGTTTTTGGAGGTGGCAACAGAATACAAAAAATGGTTTAGTCGTATGGCGGAATATGGTTTTGTTGAAAATATAGATTTCGTAAGGGTGACCCAAAAATGTCCGACCCCTGGAGGAATTCAGAATATTACCGACCATGCAATGAAATTGGACATGGCAAAAGAAATCTCAATGATTCAACGAACAGAAAAAGGAAAACAAGCGCGTCAATATTTTATTGAAGTAGAAAAAGAATACAAACAACAATTACTTGATACTTCAAAGCTAAGTCCAGAACTTCAAATGTTCCAAGGAATATTTAACGCAGTAGCTAAGCAAGAGTTAGAGACAAAACGTCTAGCAACACAAATGGAGAATATTACTGAAATTGTGGCATTGAATACAACTGACTGGCGTAGAGAATGTCGAAAGCTCGTAAATAAAATGGCGGAAACTCAAGGCGGATACGGTGCTTATCAAGAAATTCAAACAGCGATATATGAAGAAGTTGATCGTAGAGCTGGCTCCTCTCTCAAAACTAGATTAACCAATTTACGTAACCGTATGGCTGGCGAAGGTGTTCCAAAATCCAAGCGAGATAAGACAAATAAGTTAGATGTAATCGAAAGTGATAAAAGGGTGAACTACTCACCACTTAGCTAAACCTGACGGTTCTTAACGCTTGAAGTGGGAGCTTCTTGGGAATAGAGCATACTTGATAGCGTATTTCTTTACTAACAGCGGTGTCTCTTATTTACCAAGCTATCCCCGTAGTTCCTACGGTTCTTGATGATTGGATCTAAGCCAATCCCATAGAATGTAGTCTTAGACCTTCGGTCAGAATATTGATACTAGCATTGATATCACGATCATGATGAGTATGACAAACAGGACAAGTCCATTCTCGAATTTCAAGAGATTTCTTGCCATCTTTATGTCCGCACTCTGAACAAATCTGACTAGACGGAAACCATTTATCTACTTTGATGATTTTTCGTCCATACCAGTCAGCCTTGTATTGTAATTTAGTCACAAACTTTGACCAAGAAACATCAGAAATACTTTTAGCTAATTTATGATTTCGCAACATACCTTTTGTGTTTAAGTCTTCAATACAGATAATATCGTGATTTTTGATCATTTCTGTACTCAACTTATTCAGAAAATCAGTACGTTGATTCATTACTTTTTCATGCAATCTAGCTACTTTGCGTTTTTGTTTTTGATAATTTTTAGCTTCAAATAGATTGGTACCTTTATTTTTAGCCAATAAAGCACGCCTAGACAATTTGCGTTGTTCACGCTTTAGTTTCTTTTCCATTTTGGACGTGAATTTATTATTATCAATTTTTTGTCCATCAGAAAGAATCGCAAAGTCCATAATACCTAAGTCAATACCAATTGTGGAATTAGTTTTAGGTAATTCGATAATTTCTTCTTTACACAACAAAGAAATATAGTATTTACCGCTAGAATGACGTGATATTGTAGCAGATTTGATAATCCCTTTTGGTTGTCTATGAAGCTTAATTCTTACTAATGACTTCAATTTAGGAACTTTGATGAATTTACTATCAATCAAAGCAACTGTACCATTTTGATTATTCGTTGTATAACTCTGAACAGGATTTTTCTTACTTTTGAAACGTGGAAATCCAACGGATTTATCCCGAAAAAAATTCTTGTATGCTTTATCTAAATTAAGTTGGGCATTGGCTAAAGCAAGGCTATCAATTTCTTTCAAAAACGGAAATTCTTTCTTGTATTTAGCTGGTGTCGGAAAAGTCATTTTTTTAGAAGAATCATTTTTAACTTCTTCATACGCCTTTTTTCGGTCATCAAGCATTAGATTGTAGACCTTACGGACACAACCAAAAGATTTGGCAAAGAAGATTTCTTGTTCCTCTGTTGGATAGATTCTGAATTTGTATGCTTTTAGTTGTTCCATAAAGTTCACCTACTTTCTATTTATGATTGTTTCCTTGATTTTGGATATACTTCTTAATCACATCAATTGGTGCGCCACCAGTTGTCAGAAGACAAAAGCTTTTAGACCAGAACATTTCTTTCCAAAGAAATTGTTTGACTCTTGGAAAGTCACGTTTTATCAATCTTGAGCTGGCACTTTTATAGGCATTGATGAATTTTGTCAATTCTGTTTTAGGTTGAGCTTTGAACATAATATGAACGTGGTCTTTATCATGATTCCACTCCACTAAAGTAATGTGATACGATTCTGAAATTCTTTCAAAAGTAGTTTTGGCATAATCAGATATTTCATCATCAATCACTTGTCTACGATATTTCGTTACTAAAACAAGGTGGTAATAAAGAAGAAATACTGAATGATTATTTGTATCTAATTCCATGTTATATCAACTCATTTCTTGTATAGACTGATTGTAACATGGGACAAAATAAAAAGGCAATACGCCTTAGTTGTCGGTCTTCGAGTTACCAACGGTAACCCTCATACCGAACGGCATTCATCACCCACCTATAGAGGATGGGCGACTTCTGCCTAATTCTGTTAAAAGAAATTTATCTATCTGTAGTCAAGGATTTCGCTATTAAGTATGGAGTTTGGAAAGAAAAATAAAATTCGATAGGAGGTTCAGGATTATGGAAGTAATCTTAACGCCTGAAAATGAGGCAGCACTTCGTAGCTACATTCATGAAATCATAACTGATGAAATTGCAAAAGCAAGAAGAGATGCCTCAGTTGATAAACGTGTATTAAAGCAAATAGAGATAGCGAAATACTTCGGAGTATCAACTGCAACTATTCGTAAGTGGGAAGATAAAGGACTTCCATTCGGGCGTATAGGCGATCAAAAATTTTACGACAAAGAAAAATGTAGAGCATGGGTTCTAGCACAATAAAATATCGGGTAAGTGTTCGGAAATAATGACAGTAAAGAAGGGGAATTTATGGACAAACTAAATACAACAATCGTATTCAGTGCGCCAATCATTATTTATCTGCTGAGTGTCTGGGGAAGTAAACAAGCTTTGATCGGGGTAATTGTCTACCTCGTTTGGATGTTCGCAGGGTTAGATGAAGCTGAATATCAAACTAAAAAAAGACACGACCGCCGGCAAGCATAGTCGTGTCAAAAGAAATAAGCTATCAAGGAGAGTTTATCACAATGAATAAAAAAATCCAAAATTTAATCAAAAAGTTAGCGCATGAATGTGCGAATGATGATCTAGGAATGTCAGTTAGTGTAGTCGATGAAAAAGGGGAAGTTGCTCTTGCTCAAGCTGGAAACGATGGCTTGGTTGCATTAAGTGTTTACCAACAATATGAAAAAACAAAATATGACTTGCGGAAGAATAATTGCAATTGCGAAACTCACAGTGCTTTAAGATGTATGTTTGACATTGACGAAGAAGATGCTGAGTTTGAGGAATGGTGCCAGGAATTTCTTAGTTTTGCGGAGAAAATGGACCGCAAGAAAGGTGGTATCAAATTCTGATGATCTCAGTTAAAGGACTAGGCGATGAAATATTCGAAGTAATGATGAATAAAGCGCAACAAGATATCCAAGAAAAAATCTTGACTGCAGCAAGCTATGGACAAACGAGTTGCACTGTTTGTTCAAAAGGATTTACACCATCATTTCTAGCAGCACTAGAAAGCGAAGGTGTTTCAAATATCCAATGTGAAGATGGAAGTGTCAAATTATTTTGGGAATTTTAGGTGATCACGATGAAAGAATTTGATTCTTTAGGTGCCAGACAGCAACTACCAAATGAAGCTAGTCCTGTCGGAGTTGATTGGCAAGGAAATCCGTTGTATCCAGGTGATACTTGCTATTTAACAGAAGAAGGCTATGTACCAGTAGACGCAATTCTAGAGTATGTCCAGCAACATTATCCAAAGATTGAATTAGGAGGAATTTAGGAATGGCAAATGATTTAACACAAACAACACAACGTTCATTAGATGAGCAGGTGATTAGTAATCTTGGACGGTTACAAGAACAAGGCTTAGAAATGCCACCAGGATATAGTCCACAAAATGCGTTAAAGAGTGCTTTTTTCGAACTTACTAACAATACAGGTGGAAATTTGCTACAGATGGCTGCAAACAATCAAGAAATGAAAACCTCCATTTCTAATGCACTTTTAGACATGGTTATCCAAGGGTTATCTCCAGCAAAAAAACAATGCTATTTCATTAAATACGGAAACAAGGTTCAACTAATGCGTTCATATTTTGGAACAATGGCGGTCCTTGATCGTGTAGCTGGAGGGGCAGATATTACGCCTGTAGTCGTTCGACAAGGTGATGAGTTTGAAGTTGCAATGGCTGGACCAAACATGGTTGTCCAAAAGCATGAAACAAAATTCGAGAATTTAGACAATGAAATCGTTGCTGCCTATGTAGTCATCAAGTTAGCAAATGGTAAAGAGACCACAACAGTCATGACGAAAAAGCAAATTGAGCAAAGCTGGGCGAAGTCAAAAATGAAAGGTTCCGGACCGCAAAAGGAATTTCCAGAAGAAATGGCTAAACGGACAGTAATCAATCGGGCAGCTAAAGCATTAATTAACACAAGTAACGACAACGATTTATTAGTTCAAGCTGCAAAAGATACGTTAGAAAATGAATTTGACAATGATCGGAAAGATGTAACGCCACAAGCAGAAAAAGTGGCTACTCTCGAACAAAAATTCTTTTCAAACAAAAAGATTGCTGAACCAATACAAAAAGAACCAGATCCGATTGTGATTCCAGATGATATCCAAAATGAAGTAACTAGAGTTGCTGACGTACCTGGTCATCCAGAAATAGAACAAGCACATTTAATCGAAAATGAGGATACCGATCCGATTCAAGAAGAATTATTAGATGTTCCAGATTTCGGACGTGAGGAAGGTGCAGATGATGTCTCAGAATTTGAAGACGATGAGTACCCTTTCTAATGAGAATTATTACTCAAATGAAGCTGACTGGCAGTACATGTCAACATCACAATATAAGTCCTTTTTAAAATGTGAAGCCGAAGCATTGGCCAAGCTCAAAGGCGCTTGGCAGCCGATATCTGATCCTAAAGCTCTTTTAGTCGGAAACTACGTACATTCTTATTTTGAGTCAAAAGAAGTACATGAAGCGTTCAAAGAAGAGAATAAATCCAAAATGTTTTCTAGTCGAAAGCCTTATGGATTATTGAAAGATTTCCAGATTGCTGAACAGATGATTGATCGACTAAAACAGGAAGAAGTTTTCATGAACATTTATCAAGGTGAGAAAGAAACGATTGTAACCGGTGAACTGTTTGGGACGACATGGAAAGGCAAAATTGACTGCTTAAATTTAGAAGAAGAATACTTTGTCGACATCAAAACAACGAAAGACATGCACGAACGTAAATGGAATGAAAATTATGGATCAAGAGAAACATTTCTAGTCAATTTTGGATATGTACTTCAAATGGCTATATATCAGGAGTTACTTTTACAGCAATACGGAAAGACGTTTACACCGATCATTGCAGCTGTTTCTAAACAAACACCAAGTGAAGCTAGGCTTATAACAATTGAACAAGACAAAATGAATTACGAACTTGTCTTATTAAAAGAAAAAATTGAGCGAATTGTCAGAGTGAAGAATGGTGAAGAGAAGCCGAACCATTGCGGTTTATGCGAGTACTGTAGGGGTAATCTTCCAATAACTGGATTCACTAATATGGACGATTTATAGAACGGTGGGTGAGTAGATGGCAGACAAAGGCTGGATAGCACTTCACCGAAATATCCGAGATCACTGGGTATATCAAGAAAAAAGAGTTTTCTCTAAATACGAAGCGTGGCTAGATTTGCTGATGGATGCCAATCACCAGAATAATAAATTTTTATTTGACGGCCAACTAATAGAGGTAAATCGTGGGGAATTTATTACATCAGTAAGACAGCTATGTGAAAGATGGGGTTGGTCAAACACCAAAGTAAATCGGTTTTTAAAAATGTTGGAAGATGATCAAATGTTGATTCGAAAAAGCGACAGTAAAAAAACTGTTATAACCATTGTCAATTATGACTTTTATCAACGTTACGAATCTAAAGAAACGACACAGAAACGACAGCAAAACGACGCAGAAGCATCACAGAAACACACAAACAACAATGATAAAACAATGAATAACAATGTAAACAATAATAATCCTCGTACCTCTCGAAAAAAACGAGAGTACGCAGATGATGATCCAAATAAAAAATTAGCCATTCTTTTATTAAAACTCATTCGAAAAAATCAAAACATCAAGGAACCTGATTTGGATAAATGGGCGAATACGATTCGTTTAACAATTGAATCTGACAAACGAACTGGTAGAGAAGTTCAAGACATGATTGTGTGGGCTACTAGTAATGATTTCTGGTCTGGAGTGATTTTATCACCGACTAGCTTAAGAAAGCATTTCGATAAGATGGCTATCCAAAAAAATAAAAGAAAGCAACAAAATATTTCTAATGATGAGTTACCAGAAACAGGTGAGGATTGGTAATGGATAAAAAACTAAGTGCAATGGCTGCACCTTATGGCGGATTAAAAACAGCAGATCATAATTGTCCGAAATGTGGTGATCCATTGTATATCTGGAAAACAAAAAATAAAGATGGTACTGATCGTTGCGGTCCTACATGTATCAATAAGATTTGTGGTTATCGAGAAATGGTAACTAAAAATCAAAAAGAAGCTATCCAAAAAGCGAATGAAGCAATGAAAAAGGACGCTATCAATCGAATGCTTAACAGTTCAATGATTACAGATGATGCCATATGGACCTTTGATTTTGATGGATACAAAGTAGTCGATCAGGAAACAGCACAAATAAAAGGAATGGCTCAAGAATGGGCTAAAAAAATCGTAAGTGGTAGCACGATTCACGCGGTTATTACTGGTAGAACAGGAGCTGGAAAAACTCATTTAGGTGCTGCAGTGATCAAAGAAGTGATGAGGGCATCTAATTATAAAATTGCCTGTTCATTTATAAGCTACCGAGAATTATTAGAGCAATTGAAGTTTGCAATGAATGATCCAGAAGCAAGAAAAGCTGTGACAGGATCGTTGATGGCTGAAATAAAAAAGACAGATTTTGTGGTGATTGATGATTTAGGTGCGGAGCTAGGTCGAATGGAAGAAAACAATCAAGCAACGCCATACGATGTCGATGTTCTCACATCACTCACAGAAGCTCGTCTAAACAAAGCTACGATATTCACGACCAATTTATCATCAAAGCAATTAAAACACGCATACGGCGAGCGAGTGTTCTCTCGTGTAATGAACGGGACAAAAGGAAACATAGCCGTATTCAAAACAACAACAGACAAAAGGAGGAATCCAGTTTGACCTTTGTAGTGAAAAAAATGTGCTACTTAGATAGCCGAGGACGAGGAGAAGCCAGTGTCGAGTTTGCTAAACACCACACGACTAAAGAAGAGGCTGACCTTGTTGCAAGTGTTTGTGGCGGCGAAGTAGTCGAAGTTATTAAACCCAAAAGACGATTTTCAAAACCTAAGACCAAGCCAGTGAAAAAAGAGTGTTGTTGTCCGAAAAGTAACCAAGCATGGATGAGAGGTGCAAAATGACTTGTTTAAAATGCAACGATGAAACAGTTATTTGGTATAAGACATCACTTGGATGGTCAACCTGTGAACCTTGTCCAATATGCAATGACAATGGACGACGTTCGAAAGAAAGACTCGAAAGACTAAAGAAGGAGCATAGCAAATGGCAACAAGAAGCAAATACGGAAACAAAAAGCACGAAGTAGACGGCATCACTTTTGATTCTAAAGCAGAAGCTCGTTATTACATGAAGTTAAAACGAAACGGTATGAGTTTTATGCCATTATCTGAAACTTACTGTGCCATGCAAGAAAATGTTCTGCTGCAAGAAGGGTATCTATGCAATGATCGTAAGATTGCACCGATTTATTATCGAGCTGATTTTGTGATTTATGAGAATGGCCAAGTGAAAAAAGTGATTGATGTCAAAGGTTATCAAGATGCAATCTCTATGCTCAAAATGAAGATGTTTGCTCATCGATATGGCTTTCCAGTGACATTTGCTAAGTTTGATTCAAAAATCAATAAGTTTATTGAAATGGACTGCTTTGAATCAGCAAGACAGCAGCGGAAAAGACAAACGGAACGAAGAAAAAAGAAATTAATGGAGGGAAAATAAAATGACAAAACAGGTGAATTTCAGACCAGAATTAAAGAAAGTAACATCAAAATCAAATGGGAACACAGAAGTATTACTAGTTGTTAGCAACGGATCATTGAGAGGTAGTACTGAAAATTTAACTGAATTTCTTGGCTCAACTGTGACTGTAGTAATTCAACCAGAAACAATCGAATACACAGTACCAGTAAATAAGCAAACGAAGAAACCAAATATTGAATATGTTGTGAATTCAGATGGCACAATCGAAATGTTCAAAGAAGAGCAGACTTCACTTGATATCGGCGATGGTGTAGAAGAAGTTGAGAATGTAACAATCCTAGTATCAAAAGAAACTGTTGATGATTTTATTAAAACAGCAACAACATTACAACTACCAGAAAATGTCACCGTAAATATTCGAGACGTTCTTATCCGTTTAGATGAAGGCGATAGTATGAATGAAATTGCTGCAGATCATGAATTATCAGAGACTGCTTTAATTGATCAAATCGAATTAGCTAGACAATACTTTGCTCCATATGCAGATACCTGGTCCAAACATAAGGATGACATCATTTTTCCAGAGGAACAATGAGAGCAACTGATCCAGTAATTATCCTTGAGGAAGCCAAATTTATTTGGACTCACGAAGAGATAGAGCAAGCACGCTTGCTCTTTTCTCAAGGAGTTAAGCCGAGCAAAGTAGCTGAAATAATGGATCAGAAGATTCTTGATGTCGGATTGCTTTTGCTCCATTTAGCAGAAAAAAATTTGATTTGAGGTGAAATTGATGATTCAACTTGCAGGCATACAAACAGGAAAAATTTATTTTTCTGGAGAAAGTAAGAGTGAGGCCAGTCAGTGGTTGCTTAAAACATTTACCAATAATAAAAAGTTACGAAAAAATTATCCAAATGAATTTTTGAAAGATGATCAGATTATGCCTGAGCCAATGTTATTAGTTCGAAAGAAAGACAACGAATAATGGATCTTATTAATCAATACAGTGACATCATCCTCAAGAAAATCATGATGAAGATTCAGAAAGATAAAAAATCAAAAGAACGAGCTGAATTAGTTAAGTTAGAAATGGCTGAAACAGGAGCAGGAGTGCGAAGTAGCAGGCATTGGAAAGCAGCAGCAAACATTGAATTTTATTATAACGAAATTCAAAAAGGATTCGATCAGATGCGTGAGTTGGATCAGCAAACAAATTGGAGCCAGAAACTATACCAAGATCGTTTTAAGTTTGTAGAAAAGTATAGAGAGATACTAGAGGAATACAAGGAGGACAGCAAATGATACCGAAGTTTAGATTATATGATCCATCAGATCAAAAAATTCGAGAAGTTGCAGAGATTGATTGGCCTTTAGGAATAGTTGGGACTTGTGGTGGAGCGATTGAACACGAATTAGATAAAGTCGAACTCATGCAATCTACCACTCTGAAAGATAAGAATGGTGTGGAGATATTTGAAGGGGATATAGCGCTTATCACTCATAAATCAACGAACTACGCCGACACTTATTGGCACAGTTACGTAGAAGTTTTTAGAGCAAAAAATGGAGCCTACAGAATTCGCGGTGAACACATCTACGAAACAGATTTATATAGTAATAGAAAACAATTGACGGTAGCGGGAAATATTTATAATTCACCAGAACTTTTGAAGAGAGATCGATTTATGACTACTACTGAAAATCCAGAGTTATTGGAGGTAGAGTGATTATCTTAGCTACTGACTACATCGATTCTTTAAAAGATGAAGATGGGAATGTCCCAGCATTGCTAAATTGTGGAATTAAAAGTAAGAATAGAATCATTTTGTTACGGATATCGGCTGATTTAGCAAAATATCTTTATCTGAGCAAGACAGCAGTATATTACACTGCGGCTACACGTTATCAGTACAAGGGAAAAACAATCAGTCAGGATTATTATGATCGTTTAATCAGTCCTGACATGCATGGAAAATCAGAATCAGCGATCAAGTTATTTGGCGCAATAGAGATATATGCCGATGATTTTCCAAATTTATGGTTGAAGGAGGAACAGCGATGAATAAACAGGAATTGATTGATAGATATACTGCAGAAATATCTAGATTAAGACCTTATTGTCCTAATAGAAATCAAAGTGAAGAGAAACTTAAATTAGGTATTTTTACAGAATTCATTGCTGATTTAAAGCAACTAGACGAATCTCATAAGAAAATCATACCTAAATGTGCACATAAGTTTATTCAAGAGGGAATAGATTCAGGGTCAGATTATTTTACAATTATTATTTGCGCTGATTCCTTTGCTAATGCGAAACCGCAAGATGAATTCTCGAAATGGTTAAGAGAAAATAGTGGTTTGTTCATTAGGTCATTACTAAACGGCTACGAGGTCGAGAAAGAGTCCTTGTATTACGTAGTATTTGATATTTTGCAGGAACAGAAATTTTTAGTGAAAAACATTAAAACAAAATTATTTTATTTATCAAATAATGAAAATGTTATAGGTAACTACGAGCAAGTAAGTTTTACCGAACAAGAAATCAAAGCAATAGATGAGAGATTCTGGCCGTTTGCTGTGCCAGTGGAAGAGGTGACGAAATGACTAGAACATTATTATTAATTGCAGGGATATTAATAAAAGAATTGAAAAAACAACAGTCCCTTGTAGCATATTACAAAGGACTGTACGAAGGCGAAAAACTTAAGACTCAACATTGCCAAAAGCATCACTGATATTTTTTAACGAGTTGGGATCCTGTGCTGCCATTTGCATTATAGGACCAAATACACTGCTAAATATTTCTGCTTCTGCGGATTTTTGAGGATGAGAATACTTGGACATAAGTTCAGCAATTCTTTCTGTTTCTTTATCGTTTCTAACTTGAACAGCAGTTTCTATATCTTCAAGTTTATCAATAATGTTTAATAGTAAAGTGTTATCAATATTTGTTTCATTAGTTATTGGTTTTTGAGGAGTTTCGAATGTCATATGTTTTATTGTTTCCAATAATTTATTTTTCACATTTTCTACTTTATCTAAATCATTTATAACATAGTAGATAGTTCTAAGTGTATTTACGTCAAATGGGATACTTTCTCCTTCAGTTATCAGTGGTATTAAAGGCAACCCTAATGCTTGCCTGTAACCAAATTCATAAAAAACATTAGCATTATGATAAGTTAAATCGACAATCACGAGGTCAGAGTTAGATAAGTACTCTGTAATAGTATGATCAATTCTGTCAACAGTATGTAGTTGATCTACACGAACTACTTCAAAACCTACACTTTCACATACTGGCTTTATGATGTGATTGAGAACCGTGTCGGAGTTTTTTCTTTCAGGAGAATCATCAGTTCCTATCGGAGTGACAAAAAAACATTTTTTCATAAAATAACCTCATTTCATTTTTTATTAGATTATATCAAATAATAGTAATGATAGTATTTAAAAATCTAAGAATAATTTTTATGTGTTTAACGTGAATCATTACATGGATTGATGGTATTAGAAATTAAGGCTTAGATGAATAAGTAAAAAGCGAATAAATTATGTTTTCGGGATCCATAATTATTCGGGAAATAAAAAAGCCACCTCTTTCGAGATAGCAGCGCAATACTATTTTATCATATAAGGGGTGGCGTTTGTGAGATTTCAGTGGTTAAAAGATTATCAAGAACTTGATGAGCAGATTCTTTACTTAAAGTGGAATCTTAATAAAAGTAAGCTTGAATTGAATCGATGGGTCAATGGGGATTTAGCAGACGTCCGCATCGAAAAGAATTCTAGATCAGCTTCTTTAGAAGAAAATATTCAAAAGATAGAAAATGAAATTGATTTACTCGAAGAACAAAGAAAAGAAATGCTTGCTATTATTAATTCTTTTAAAGGGATTGATAATGAGATTATTCGGAAGAAATATATTGAGGGTTGTTCATTAGAGATAATAGCCGAAGAGATTGGCTACAGCGCATCTTATGTCAGACAAAGACACGCAGAAATTCGTAAAACTTTAGACTTCTTAGATGAGTATGAACAAAATAAACTGAGTAGAGAAAGTAAATTAGGCGAGATTGATTATTACAACAATCGTAGAGAAGATACTGAACAGATCAGTTTGTTTTAAAATTACAATGTTCACTAAATGTTCGAACATTGTAGCTATGTAAACATTGTTTGCAGCATGATATTCTATTAGTGTCAAAAAAATATGAAAGAGCCAAGATATCCCAAATTGGTATCTGTGGCTCTTTTCTATTGCTTTGATTGGACAGTAGCAAATACAAAAAATAAAAACATCTTCTTATTATCTTTCGATAGCTACTGTCTAGTACATAAAGGATCACTCGTTGAGTGGTCTTTTTATTTTGAAAGGAGTTTTATCTATGAATGATTTTCATGAGGCTGTACTTACTTTTGATGTTCCAGCGGGTATGGGGCAAGTTTATAAAAAAGCAATTGAAGATGATAACAGTAGGCATTGGATTAAAAACGAAATTAAAGATAGCAATGGAAATATTGTGATCAGCGATATCAAGCCAGTATGGAATGGTAATTATTGCAATGTTGATATTACTGATGGAGTACGCGGTCATTCGAATTTAACTATCACATTGCTTTCTAGAACATTGCCAAACTTACAAGAGCAGGTTGATTGGTATAAACGTATGGGTGCAAAAGTAATCAGTACAAATTACAAAGGAGAGAATCAAAATGGTAATGAGAAAAATTAGATCATCAATTACTGGAACGGAGTATTGGGATTCAGAAAAGAAAAAGACTGTTGTGGTTCCGAAAGGTCAAGAACCTGATTTTGAAGCAACGGAAGAAAAAGGAATCTTAAGCGATGGTAAAACGTTTGTGGCTGTTAATGGTGAACTTATTACTAATAGCAGTGAAATTCTTGATAGCGCTGGAAACACCGCTGCTGATTTTGATGAAGACGAAGCTACTAATGATAAGTCCGCTGAAGAAGCGGATGAACTGGACAACATGACTGCAAAAGAATTGCGTGCATATGCTAAGAAACATGGTATTGATATTCCTAGCGCTATCCGTGCAAAAGGCGACATCCTAAAGTTTATCCGTGAAGCAGAATGAAATATTGTCAGTTTGATGGATGCACGAACAAGATAGCAAAGGGGATCTATTGTGCCGAACACAAGCGATCAAGTAAATCGCGCAAGAAGAAGCAACAAGCAAAGTCTGTTTATCATCATGAGAACAAACCATTCTATCGAACACAGGCATGGAAGGACATGCGTCAATTTATTTATGAAAGAGAAGGTGGACACTGTCAGCGATGCGGTCAGTTCATCTTCGGCAAGAGGGCACATGTCCATCACATTGTACCCATCAAAGACAATGAACTGCTTAAGCTTGATCCAAACAATCTCATGCTTTTATGTTCAAAATGTCATCCAATTGTTGAAAATGAAACGGAAGACAAAAAAGTTTTCCCTTCGTATTTCAATTGAAGCCCCCCTATCCATTTTCAAAATTTTTTCGCGTGGGGAGATAGGGTAGCGGGGAGTCACGCGCATCGTTAGGTCAAATTTTTCAAAAACAAAGGGGGGTGTATAAAAAAATGACGACTAAAGCGCAACGTAAAGCGATTATTGATGAAAAAGTAAGTGCTGAAAAAGCTCGTATCTTAGAAATAATGCGTAAGTCTGATTTGTACACTATCACTCTTGATCCGCTTATTGAATCATATCTGGATATTTTTGAAATATACCAACATAAATATTTATTGTGGAAAGAAAAAGGTTTTCCAGAAACTCAAAAATTCACGAATAAATCAGGTGCTACTAATCAATCAAAACATCCGTTAGCGCAACAAGTAGAAACTTGGGCAGATAAGAAGATGAAAGCTCTGGATTTATTAGGATTAACGAACAAAGTAAAAACTGGTAGACAAATTACTGGAGGATCGACTGCAAGAAAAGATGAAGAAATTACACGTCCGGAAGTAAAACCAGTAGATGAACTAGCAGCGCACAGAAATAAATGGCGTAAGAAGGCAGGTGCTGAAAAATGATTGAACCTGGTGTAAATTATGCTGATTTATTTGCAAAAGAAGTAAGAAAGAAACCTAAGAAGTATCCTAAAACCGTTCGTTTAGCAATAGATCGTTGGTATAGGTGGAAAAAAAGAAAAGACATTTGGTTTGATGTAAATCGGGCGAATGAAATGATGGATTGGGTAGAAACATTTATTGTTCACACAAAAGGAGAAATGGTAGGAAAACCATTTCTTTTAGAATCCTGGGAAAAATTTATTTATTCTTGGATTTATGGTTGGGTTAAAGAAAATGAAAAAGGACAAACTGTTCGCGTTACTCGTGAGGCTTATGTTCAAATCCCAAAAAAGAATGGTAAAACATTGATTGCCGTAGGTTCATTAGGTTATGCAATGTACGGTGAAGGTGCTTTATCAGTCGATTGTTATGCGTGCGCCTCTGATTTTGCTCAAGCTCAATATGCTGCTAAACCTTTTGCGGCTACCATCTTAAACAATCCAATTCTACTTGAAGGAACAAAAATATTTAAAGGACCAAAGGGAACTGTTTCTAGTATCACTTATGATTATATTCATAAAGATATGGCTTACTCGAATAAATTTATTGTTCAAACGAAGAATATTGATAACATTGAGGGTTCAAATCCATATTTTGTGTTGAATGATGAATTGCATAAGCAAGAGAAAATGGAACAGTATGACAATTTTAAGTCTGCTCAAATATCTTTACCACAGCCATTGATGTTTAATATCTCAACTGCTGGGAAAGGTTCGTCGTCTGTTGGAATGCGTGTATATCGCGAAGCAAAAGAAGTGTTGAAACGCGATGATAATGATTCAAACTTTGTTCTAATCTATGAGCCAAATAAAAATTATGATTGGACGGATAGAAAAGTCTGGGAAATGTGCAATCCTAACTGGGGAATATCAGTCGATTTATCTGCTTTAGAATCGGCATTTAAAACAGCGCAACGGTCAGCTCATTCCAAAGCTGAATTTCTAACGAAACACTTGGATGTATTTGTGAACGGCGCGGATAATTTCTTTGAACAGGATCAAGTAGAGCCATGTTTAGTTACCACACAAGAACTTGGTGATTTAAGTGGCGAACCATGTTATATCGGTTTAGATTTATCACGTACACGAGATTTGACCTGTGTATCTTTAAACTTCCCAACATGGGATGAAGATGGTAAAGCGGTTCTTAAAGTAAAGCAACTCTATTTTATTCCGAATGAAGATTTAGAGTTTCGAGAAAAAGAAGATAATGTTCCTTACAGTGATTTGGCTGAACAAGGTTTCGTTGAATTTTGCGATGGAAAAATGATTGATCAAGATCAGATTTTGCAGTACATAGAGGACTGCATGGATTTATATGATATTCAGCAAGTAAATTATGATCCAGCAATGAGCGATAAACTTGTTGAGAAACTAGAAAACTTAGGATTGGAATGCGTTGAGGTTGCCCAATATCCTAAAGTATTGAATGCACCTTTTGATGATGTCGAGCGGTTGTTTTATGAGAAACGGATTCAATTTGATAACCCATTATTCCTATATTGCACTTTAAACGTTGTAGCAATTACTAACATCAATGGACAAAAAGCGCCAAGTAAACGCCAATCAAAGAAAAAGATTGATGGGTTCGTGGCGTTTTTGTGCGGTCATAAGGAAACGATGAATCAAATGACAGATATTGATTCGGATGAGTTAGATGATTATCTAAGTTCCATTTATAGATAAATAGAAAGGCGGTGAGAAAAATTGAAATTACGTGATCGGTTATCGAATGCAGTTTATTCTTTTATGGAAAAACGTGGATATATCGAGGATATTTTTGGACACTACACACGTTATGGTCAAAGATATGTGACGGATTCATCTATCATGGAATCTTCTGATGTTTATGAATTAGTTCAAGACATATCCAATCAGGTGGCATTGGCCACACCGATTGTTATTGGTCCTGATGGCAACGAAGTCAAAGATCATCACTTGCTAAAGATTTTGAAGAGTCCAAATGATTATTTGACCGGATTCGAATTTACTAAATTGGAAACAAATACTTTATTGATCAATGGTGAGACATTCCCATTAACGGATAGGGATCAGCTCCATTTGGCGTACGGTGTAACAACTAAGATCAATGAACGACTTCAAGAAGAATTTGAAATGAATGGTCAAAAAATACCTGGTCAAATGATTCGACACATTAAGAACATCGGAACTGATTCATTAAAAGGTGCTGGAATAATTGATCTTGCAAGAAACACTCTGGAAGGCGTTCTGAGCGCTGAAAAAGTTTTGACGGATAAATATACTAAAGGCGGTTTACTTGCGTTCATGCTTAAACTAGACGCCCACATCAATCCAAATAATAGCGCCCAAACAAAAATTGTCAAAGCTATATTGGATCAACTGGAAGGAACGCAAAATGAGAGTGATCATTCTGTTAAGATGATTCCTTTGGGAAAAGGATATTCCATCGAGACATTAAAAAGTCCTGTTGATGATGCAGCAATTTTGAACTATTTAGGTGTTTACAAAAAAGACTTAGGAAAATTTCTAGGAATCAATGTTGATACGTATCAATCGCTGATGAAGACAGATATTGAAAAAGCGATGATGTATCTGCACAACAAAGCAATCAAACCAATATTGAAAAACAAGAGCGAACATTACACCGCTCTTTTTTTTATGCCTAATTCTGGCTATAGAGTGGAATGGAAAATTAATATTTTGGATTTTGTTCCTTACTCAACAAAAACAAATATTGGCTACAACATCGTTCGTACTGGGATTACAAGTCCGGATAATGTGGCAGAAATGCTTGGTTTCCCTAAACAAGGAACGCCAGAAACTGAAGCTGTTTATATATCAAATGATTTGACAGAAATCGGCAAGAAGCATGCAACAGACGATTCTTTGCCTACGAATAACCAAAACTTGAAGGGGGGTGATGAGAATGTCGAAGAAGGAGATTCGAACAATTGACATCACCGATCTCTCAACACGTTCTAACGAAGAAACACAAACAAGAACGATTAGTGGTTATGCAGCAGTTTTTAATAGTCCAACAAGATTATGGGAAGACTTAGACGAAGTGATAGCACCTGGTGCTTTTTCAAGAGCTGTTAGCAGTTCCGATGTTCGATGTCTTTTCAATCATGATTGGTCCAATGTTTTAGGACGTACAAAAAGCGGCACGCTACGTTTATCAGAAGATGAACGTGGGTTGAAATTTGAAGTTGATCTTCCAGATACAACAGTTGCTAGGGATTTGATCAAATCGATGGAACGTGGCGATATCAATCAATGCAGTTTTGGATTCATGCCAACTGAAGAAACATGGGATTACAACTCTACACCAATGCTTAGAACAATTCACGAAGTGGAATTGTATGAAGTTTCTATCGTGCCGTTACCAGCGTATGAAGATACCGAAGCAGCTTTAAGAAGCAAGGAAGACTTAGAAAAAATAGTCGAAAAAAGAAAAAATTTAATTAAAAAAATCAATCAAGCGCTAGAAGCTTAGGAGGAAATCATTATGAATAAAGAATTATTAAAGAAATTGAAAGCACGTCAAGAGCAAAGATTAGAAGAGTTACGTGGAAAAATCGAATCTGGTGAATTACGGGAAGCAGACATCGAAGGCGTTCAACAAGAAATTGATGCAGTCATTGAAGAATTAAATGGAATCAAAGATGCGTTGTCAGATAATAGTGATCCTGGTAATGCAGGAGATGGGAAAGATGGTGGTGCAGGAAATGGCACTGATGACCCTGACACTCGTTCTAGTGATGAACCTAGTGGAGATGGCGCTGATAAAGGAGAAGGTGGAGAAGATGATCCTGAAAATCGCGCAGGTATGATTACCCAACAACAACGAGATGGATTACTTGGATCAATTAAGAACGGATTGGAGGCACGTGCAAAAATGACCAAAGAACAAAAAGAACAACAAATCCGAAAAGCATTTGCTAATTTTGTTGTTGGAAATATTTCTGAAGCAGAAGCTCGAGCTTTAGGAATTGAAACCGGCAATGGTTCAGTTACTGTTCCAGAAGTAATTGCATCTGAAGTCATCACTTATGCTCAAGAAGAAAACTTACTTCGTAAATATGGAACAGTGGTGCGAACATCAGGAGATGTCAAATATCCAATTCTTGTGAAGAAAGCAGATGCGAATGTAAACAAGAAAGAGCGTTCAACTGATATTACTGAAACAGCTATTCAGTTTGATGAAATTTTGCTTGATCCTGCCGAATTCGATGCTTTGGCAACAGTAACTAAAAAATTACTAAAAATGTCTGGTGTTCCAGTTGAAGATATTGTTGTGGAAGAATTGAAAAAAGCTTATGTGCGTAAAGAAATCAATTATATGTTCAATGGTGATGACGCTGGAAATGAAAATCCTGGTGCATTAGCCAAAAAGGCTGTAGCATTTGAAAAACCTTTAGATCTAACTGCTGCAGGTGCTGGGCAAAAATTATATGATGCATTAATCGAATTTAAAAATACACCAGTGACAGAAGTGATGAAAAAGGGACGCTTTATTATTAATCGAGCTGCTTTGACTGCCATTGAAAAAATGAAAACAGATGATGGATTTCCTTTGTTGCGTCCATTTACACAAGCAGAAGGTGGAATAGGTTACCAATTAGTTGGCTATCCTGTGGATTGGACAGATGCAGCAGATAAAAAAGGCGAACCAGATACGCCAATCTTATATTTTGGTGATTTTTCTGCGTTCAAAATTCAAGAAGTTATTGGTGCCTTGGAAATTCAAAAACTTGTTGAAAAATTCTCTGGTAAAAATCAAATTGGATTTCAAATTTACAACTTGCTAGATGGCCAATTGGTTTATTCTCCATTTGAACCAGCGGTATATCGCTACGAAATTACAAAACCAGTTGGTGATTAAGATGGAGGATCAAACTAAAGAATTGTCTTTAGAGGAAAAATTCAAATCACATATTCATTTTGAAGAGGGCATGGATGATTCTTTGCTCTCTTTTTATTTAAATATGGCAAAAGATTATGTCAAAACAGCAACTGGTGGCCAACAAGAATATCTTATTTTGATGGTTGCCGGCATTGCCTATGAATATAGAGTTTCAGAGGATGAACTCGACAAAGCTATGAATGCTATGACGCCATTTATCGTGCAAGGAGCGATTCAAAATGCCGAAGAGACAGACTAATAATCTCAGATGGAAAGCCGAATTGCTAGACATCAAAACAGGAACAGACGGAAACGATCGTCCAACTACAATTTACGAATTTAAGCGCCCAATATTCTATGAAGAACTCGGTGTGACTTCTCAAGAAAAATATTTGTCACAGCAAGCCAAGACGGACGTTGTCAGGCGAATTAGAGTAAGATGGGATAAATCTATCACAGAAAAATTCAGTGCGCTTAAAATCGATTCTATGACGTATAACATTACTCGGATTTTTACAAATCCAGATACAAGAGAAATGGAGTTGAGTTTAGCTTATGTCGATTAGCTTTGATGTATTGAAAACGGTGTTGAAATCAACGAAGTTACCAGTGTTCAGAGACAAAGCAGCTAAAGCGACGGATTTTCCATATATCGTTTATTCAAATGTGAGCAAAAGTAAAAAAATGGCATCTTCAAAAGTTCATCGACGATTGCTGTATTATCAAGTTTCACTCTATACAACAGAAACAGAAAAAGATTTGTCAATTTTGGAATTAGCACTTGAAAAAGCTGGTATCCCTTACGCTGATTTTGTAGGTATACAGGGTGATGAAAACGACGATACCGTGACCAACTATTACACATATGTGAGGTGTGTGGAAAATGCCCAATAATGTGAACGGATTTGCTGATATAGCAGATTACTTGGGAAATCTTTCGAAGGTAGATCCGAAAAAGATTTCGATAGAATCTTTAGAAGAAGCTGCTAATTTTTACATGAAGCAACTATTGCCTAAGATACCTAAGTCATTATTAAAGAAGAAACATATGAAAGATCATGTAAAAGTTGTAGTAGAGAATGATCGAGTAAAAGTCCAATTTGAAGATACAGCCTTTTATTGGCGTTTTGCCGAAAATGGGACAACAAAGCAACGTGCCCAACATTTTGCAAGTGGAACATATGAGCAAAATAAGCAACAGATTGAAGAGATTATGACAAAGAAAATTATTAAAATGTGGGAAGGATGATCCAAGTGGGAAAGCAAGACATTTTCTATTTTGAAGGATTAGACGATATATTAATTAGTATGATGGCAACTCCTGATAATGTTGGAGAAGCGCCAACTTATAGTGAGATTGTTCGTTTGCCAATTGCTACAAAATTAGGGGTAAAGGGAAATGGAACAGCCCTTGAAAAATGGGCATCTAGTAAAATGTTTCGGCGTGTAAGTCGAGAAACAAAACATGAGTTAGCTCTGGATCATGTAGGAATTCCAATTGCTGTTATGGACGAATTGAAAGGGTTGATTGCTGAGAGTGGCGTAACCTTTGGTAAAAATACCGCTAGTGAATTTCCTTATTTTGCATTTGGTTTTATTGGAAATATTGAAAACGGTGGAAAAAAAGCTGTTTGGTATCCTAAAACACAGTTGTCCAATGTTATTGATGAAGAATATGCTACTGCTGATGATGAAACGAAAATTGATGATGTAACTGCGAACTTCATTTCATCTGGATTGAAGTATAACAACGTAATGTATTCAAGTTTTGATTCAAATAGAGACGGAGCTTCTCTAGAATTATTTAATAAATTCATTGCTCAACCTGTATACGATGATGAACAGTGGAAAACATTGGCTAAAGTTGGAGGTGCAGGTTAATGGCTCGGTTATCTGATTATGGAATTCACGTTGAAGACTTAAAAAATTCTGCTACTGTCACTATTCAAGGTGTAGAATTCCCTATCTCATTTACTATGCAAACAATGGAATTTATAGCAGATGTATATGGTGGAGATTATTCGCAATTCGAATCTGATATGAATGCCATGCTATACAAAAAAGAAGGAAAAATTTCTTCTGCTAACTTATCGCCTAGTGACTTAAAAATCATGCGTGCCTTGATTTATGCAATGTTGCGCACTGGTGGTTTAGAAGAAGATCCAGAAACTATTTTTAAATTCTTAGGAATGAGTGGAGAGGTGTTGTCTGCTTATAGTACCTGTATGGAAATTTTTGCTAGTCAGACATTTCAGGTAGAAGACCTAAAAAAATCCAAGAAGCCACAAGACTTTCAAAAAGCGCAAGCAAAAAGAAAGAAAAACAAAAAGAATCGGAAGAGATAGGAACTCCTTGGAGTTTTTATATTTATGTTGCTCTCACTCTTTTAAATTGGAGTGAGAGTTTCTTTTTGAAATCTACACCTAACTTGTGGCTGAAATCATACCTACAGTGGTTACAACAAAATACTGAGTTTGAGCCACCTCAATCCATAACTATGGATAAGAGTCCGTGGTGGTAGGAAAGGAGCGCTAAAATGTCAGGGAAAGAATCAGATGTTGTTTTAAATTTTAAAACGAATGGCGAAGTTAGCTATTCAAAAACAATTAAAGAAATCAATAAAGAAATGAACTTAGCAGCTACCGAGTACAAAAACCAAGTGTCTGCCATGGGTAAGAACGCAACTCAAACAGAGAAATTAACAGCTACTAAGAAAAAATTAGAAAAACAACTTTCTTTAGCAGAAAAGCGAACCCAGATGTTAAGGGAAGAGTATGAAAAATCAGTTAAAGAAACTGGTGAATATTCAGACCAATCTCAAAAACTCTATAAAAGACTTTTGGAATCTGAAACAGGAGAAAATAAACTGCGTTCTGCATTAGAGCAAACTAATGATTCATTAAAAGAACAGGGAAATGTTTCTGTTGATACCGCAAAAAAACTTCAAAAAATTGAAGAAGCTGGCGAAAAAGTTAAAGGTGTCGGTGAAAAAATCTCTATTGGCGTAACTGCACCAATTGTTGCTGCAGGTGCTGCAGGACTAGCAGCTTTTAGTGAAGTAGATGAAGCTCTTGATACTATTATTACTAAAACCGGAGCAACAGGTGATCAAGCTGATAGACTATCGCAATCCTTCGAAAATGTTGGTTCAAATACTCACTTGCCTTTGCAAACGGTAGGAGAAGCCATTGGTGAGGTAAATACGCAATTTGGATTCATGGATAAAAAACTGGAAGATTCAACCAATTATCTCCTACAGTACGCTGAAATCAATGATACAGATGTTTCGCAATCGGCTATTTTTGCTCGCCAAGCAATTGAGGCTTATGACATGTCTTATGATGATTTAAATTCTGTATTAGATGTCACAACAAAGACAGCTCAAAATACAGGACAATCTGTAGATGATTTAATGCAAAAGGCAATTGATGGCGCCCCTCAAATCAAACAATTAGGATTGAGTTTTGGAGAAGGTATTACGTTGATGGGACAATTTGAGCAAGCTGGTGTTGATTCTAGCGCAGCTTTAAGTAGTTTATCTAAAGCGACAGTTACCTATGCTAAAGATGGGAAAACTTTGTCACAAGGACTTGGAGAATTGCAAGATAAAATTAAAAATGCAAGCTCAGAAACTGAAGCAATTAATGCAGCCGCCGAAATTTTCGGTAATAAAGGCGGTCCTCGAATGGCTGATGCAATTAAAAGGGGGACTCTTAATCTAGAAGATTTAGCAAAAGTTGCCTCAGAAAGTGGTGGCTCTGTTGGTTCTACTTATGAAGCTACACTTGATCCGATTGATAAGGCAAATATGGCCATGAACAACGCAAAATTAGCAATGGCATCTGTGGGAGAAAGTGTACAAATAGCTTTGTTGCCTTTTTTCGAATTGGCAATAGATGCATTGCAACGATTTAAAATTTGGCTTGATTCACTTGATCAAGGGCAAAAAAATATGTTAGTAACAATAGCTTTAGTAGTAGCAGCAATTGGTCCACTATTAGTGATTTTAGGAACACTTATGGGTTCAATAACTAAAATTGTTGGTGGAGTTAAATCTTTTATAGGGATTTGGCAGACTTTATCTGGTTTTCTTGCAACGAATCCGTTTGTTTTAGTAATCGCAGGAATAACTTTATTGATTGCTGGATTTGTATTGGCATATAACAAAGTGAAATGGTTTCATGATGGAGTTAATGCATTTTTCAAAGGCATTTCAGATGTCGCCGTAGAAGTTTTTAAATTTATAGGTGGCTATATTTCTGGTGTTTTCGAAGGAATAGTAGTTAATTTCATGAATTTTTATAATGCAGGAAAGAGGATACTGACAGGATTTATTGACTTTATTACTGGTATATTTACAGGTGATTGGTCAAGAGCGTGGCAAGGTTTGGTTGATATTTTTGGCGGTATTTTCGATGGTATTGTTGCTGTGGGAAAAGCTCCTATTAATGCCATGATTGGTTTGATTAATGGTTTTATTGGTGGACTGAATAATATCAAAATACCAAAATGGGTTCCTGGTATTGGTGGCAAATCATTTTCTATATCTAAACTACCTTATTTAGCTCAAGGTGGTCATTTAATCAATGGTCAAGCGATTGTTGGAGAAGCTGGTCCAGAGTTATTGACTGCAAAGAATGGAAAAACAACGGTTACTCCATTATCTGACGAAGAAAAACGTAGAGGTATTGGCGGAAAAGTTTCTGGCGGTAATATTGAACAGCATATCCATATTGCAAAAGTTGATGCAAATAACCCATCAGAATTAGATCGAATGAACCGTAAATTTGCAAGAGCTAATCGACAAGCTATTTATGATTTGGGAGGTGTTCCGGAATGAGTCAACGATTCATGAAACCAGATGAGCCGAATTTTATCTGGAAAAACTTAAATGCTACTCTCGATATGAATTGTATTATCGAGAGTGAACTTCCTGAGGTCATGCCAGCTAAAAGATATGAAACATATACTGTCCAAGGTAGAAATGGTGAATTGAATGAAACCTTTGGTGATTATGAATCTTTTGACTTAAAAATTGAGATTATCACTATTCCCCATTCTAAACTTCGAGAGATCAAAAAGTGGCTTTCTGGAAGTAGTAGACTAATTACGCATAATGATCCAGATAAATATTTAGATGCTATTTGTAATCTAGGTGAAGAAGTCAAATTCGAAAACGAATGGGGCTTCTTTTATACGTTTACTGTCACGTTTAGATGTCAACCATTTAAGCGAAAGCTGAATGAACAACCAATTGAATTTAGCACAAATGAAATCGAGGTATACGATCCAGGCGATGAGGTAGCACATCCTTATTTTGAGATTGAATCTAGCGGGGGAGACATCACACTAACAATTGGTGACGAGAGCCTTACTGTACTAAATACGTTGGCAAGTACATTTACTGTTGATACTGAATTGGGTAAATCAATTCAAGAGGATTTACCACTATTTACAAAAGGAGATTGGCCAACGTTGAGTCCAGGGAAAAATCTTATCAAGGTTAGTGGCTCATTCTCAAAAATCAAGTTATGGAGAAGGAGTGTTTATTTGTGAAACAGGAGTTCATTTATGCTTATAAAGAAATGCCTGACGATTTGAATACCAATGGAATTGCTTTACTTGATTGGGAAGATTTGCCAGAAATCAATCGTGTATTGAATGGACAATATCGTTTTTATGGAAATTATTCTAGAAAGGGTGAATTTCGCTCTTACCTAAAAAAAGGAAATTTCATAAAAGCAAAAGTACCTGATGGATCATGGCAGTATTTTGAGATATACAATGTCAAAAAGAATCTGAATTCTGTTTCAGTAACCGCAAGGCATATTGGTTTTATGGCCAATAAAAATTTTATTATCGAGTCTTTCACAGATAATGGCAATGGAACGCAGATCATGAACAATCTAAAATCCAGTTTGGCATTCTCACAAAAATTCAATTATCTTTCAAACGTTGGAACAACACATCAGTTCACTGCAAAACAAGTAGCACCAGTTGAAGCTATTATTGGTTCGAATAATGGAAATGAAAATTTGGCTAGTGTGGCAAGTGCAGAATTAGATATGAATAACTATGATTTGAATTTAGTCAAACAAATTGGAGCTGATAATGGATTTAGAATTGATTTCGGCTTAAATCTCGAAGCTATTGAGGAAGAAATAGACGAAGAATCTATTGTAAACAGTCTATTTCTGGTTGGTGGTGTTCCTGACAATGATTATGACGAAGACAAAGACCCTATCACCTATGGATTTTTAGAAATAGATGGAGTAACGGATGAAAATCGGCGCATAGGTAAAAGAGAGAATTCAGATTGTAAAACAATCGACGAACTAAAGAAATGGGGAAATACACTTTTTGAAAATGATCGTATTCATGAACCTAAAGCAACTCATACCGTTAGCATGGTCTCGCTAGAACATACTTTGGAATACGGCGAAATGTATCGGAAGCTTTCAACTCTAAGCTTTGGTGATGTTGTTCATGTAAGAGCAAAACAACTTGATATTGAAATCACTGAGCGAGTAGTTGAATATACATACTTTCCTACATTAGGAAAGTATAAGGATCTAGTATTGGGAAATGATTTAACTCTTTATACTTCTACAGTGAATTCTCAAACTCAAGAACTCAAAAAGAAAATCGATAATCGGACAGAAACATTAGTGCAAAACGTACTCAATGCAACGGCATGGATCACTGGGAATTCTGGTGGACATGTCGTTTTTCGTCCAGAGAAAGCACCATCCGAAATACTTATTATGGATGCTGATAATGTGGCTAGTGCAAAGCGTGTTTGGCGATGGAATTTGAATGGTTTAGGTTATTCAGATAATGGCGTAAATGGCCCATTCGGTATTGCTATCACATCAAAAGGAGAAATTGTTGCTGACTTCATCAAAGTAGGAACAATAAATGCAGAAGTATTCGAAACTTCCTTTAATGCTTATGGTGATGTGTTAAAACTTGTAAAAGGCACGCTTCAAATTTGGAATGAAAACAAAAAAATCATGGAGCTAACCAAAAAAGGTATGGAATTCTGGTATGGCAATAGGTCTATCGGAACAATGGGAACCGAAGGTAATCAGTTTCCTGATCTGGTTGTTGGTATTGACTCTCAGGGAAATCCAGTGTATGCAGATTTTGATGGTAAAGCTTTACAAATTAATTTGAATTCTGGTGGTGAAGCGATTGCTATTAGTTCTGTTAAAGGACATGGATTAATCGTTGGCAAAAAAAATATGTATTTAATTAATGATCGTATAGACTTGATTGGAAGAACTTCCATAGGTGGACGTTTAGATGTGAAAGAACTTTATGTGAACGGCGTTAAAATCGATACAAACGGTGGAGACAATACTGGAGGAAACGACAACGGGTGGAATGGACAATATCCACCAGAAGTGACTAGTGACCGGGATAAACGTTATTGGCAGATTTGGGCAATGGCAATAGGTGCTGGCTTTACTAAACAAGCTGCTGCAGCCTTACTTGGAAATGCACAAGGAGAATCAGATGCTAATCCAACCGCCGATGAGGGCAATGGCGCACCAGGGTTGGGTTATGGTGTATGGCAATGGACCGATTCTTCTGGCGCAACTAGCGGACGTGTTTACATGATCAATTTAATGACAAAGGCTGGCATCAGTGATGATCCAGACACGATCGCGGCGCAGTTTAAATTGTTGATGTGGCATGCGCCAAATGGTCAATGGATCGCAACTAGCGCTTATCCTTATACATGGACACAATTCATGAATCTGACCGATATCAACACAGCAGCACAAGCATTCGTGGCTAACTTTGAACGTCCACGTGATCCACATCCAGAACGGACGACATGGGCACAAGAATGGTACGACAAATTCAAAGATTTGGAAATTCCTGCATCAAAAGGATATATAAAACCAATTGCAGATCCAATCAGAGTGACGAGTGAATTTGGCTGGCGCACTTCTCCAATTACAGGCGCACAAGAATTTCATAACGGTATTGACCTTGTAAATGGAAATCCTAATACACCTATTTTTGCATCAGCAGATGGCGAAGTGATTGTTGCAGGTGATGCAAATTACTTTGACTGGTATGGAAATTGGACAGTGATCAAACATGCTGATGGAATGTATACAGGCTATGCACATCAAAGCCGTGTGGATGTTTCAAAAGGTCAAAAAGTAACTGCAGGTCAGCAAATTGGACTAATGGGGACAACAGGACCATCCACTGGAGAACATCTTCATTTCCAATTTATGGATGAGTTTTATCCATCATCTGCAGCGCATTTTCATAATGCAAGAGATTATATTAGTTTTTGATAAGGAGGTAAGAAAGTGCCTAAACATAAAATAATTTTAAGTACAACAGAGCCAAATAATAATATTCCGCTTATTCGTATCATTCAAGATGATAAAAACAGCCAAATTTTCGAGGCTGAAATAGTTGAAGAAGGACAACTTTTAAATTTTGATAGTAAAGTTGTCTTTTTCAATGCGCAAATTGGTCCTTACAAAGTAAGAGATAAAGTAGAAACTATTTATTATGACAGTAGTCGCGTTTCTTATACACTGATCGATCCATTTCTACAAAAGGTCGGAGAATTTGAAGCGTGGTTCAGTTTTGCCGACAGCGAAGAACCGGAATCTGATTTATTTAGTACGATGTGTTTCAATTATCGTGTGCTTCCTGGTATACGCAAAAACATTTGGGAAGGAAATTACTTTTGGGATTTACAAGAGTTAGTCGAGTACTACAAGAGGTACAAAACTTTGATTGCAGGGATTGTGGATAATAAAGATTTTAGCGACTTGATTGATAAAATTGCGGAGATTGATGGACGTACCAATCGATTAGATAATTTTGCAACAGCTACGAAAACTGAAGCAGAACAAGGAATGGCTGCCGACAAATTTATGACGCCACAACGAGTAACTCAGCAAACAGATGCAAGATTAGCAACTGATGAGGAAGCAAAGCTCGGAGTTAATAACACAAAATTAATGACTCCGGAAACGACCAAAGCTTTCTATGATTCGAACATGGTAACAAAACATTTTTCTACAGGTGATCTATCAGAAGTTAAGTCAGGTGACATTTATCTGACACGAATAGGGGATACCGTAAGCCTAAGTGGTTCTGTTTTAACGTTAGATAATGCTGATGCTAGTAATAATAAGATTTTCACTCCTATAACATTTCCTGAAGGATTTCGTCCCACGACAGATGTAGCAGTTTCTCATTATGTTCCTGCAATGTTTGATGTTTTTTTTGGAAGTGTAACTAGTTCGGGGACATTAAAACTTAAAGTGGCAATGAATAATAGTCATAATCACAATATTACTGCTTCATGGACAACAGCCGATGAATTTCCCAGATGAAGCCGGGGAGACGTTGCCTCGGCTGTATTTCGTGAAAGCACTAGAACAACTCAAAGCAAAAATTAATCCTAGTGCTTTTAATTTAGGGATTGTAACAGATTCACATTTCGATGAGGGGACTTGGCGAACTCAGGCTTACCGCTCATTAAAAAATTTGAATAATATTCTGTACATTCAGAATGATTTGGATGCTATCGCTGCTTTAGGCGACAACGTGGATAGCGAACACAAAGACAAATCAATCAATATTCGCAATTTAGAACGTTATTGTGAGCGATTCTCACAAGGTAGCAACTCAAATAAATTTATTGTCAGAGGAAATCACGATGCGGGTACTCTTATTTGGGATACAACTAATGAAGGAAATAAAGTATTTGAAAAAGATATTTTAACAGGAGCAGAGCAGTTAGCTATTTTCAAAAAATATCTAGATCAAAATGGGAAAGTTTACGACACAGAAGGACAGTACCACTATAAAGATTTTCATGAGAAGAAGATTCGTCTGGTAATCATTGATACATTAGATAATTCGATGGCAACTAATGCAAATGGAACACTAAAGTATACAGATCAGTGGATACACGGTTTGCGCGAACAGCAGTTGAAGTGGATTTCAGAAAAGGCACTAGGAACATTACCAGAAGATTATCATGTAATTATGGCGACACATGTGCCTATACAACCCGACGGTATTGAACCTGGTGAAATCAAAAATGGCGACTTACTTAAACAACTCATTTCTGCGTTCGTTTCAAAAACGAGTACAACGCTAGTTTCAGCATTAGAAGACTATACTGTAAATTTGTCAGTTGATTTCTCAAATCGCAATGAAAGCAATTTTATTGGTTTTTTTGCAGGACACAGACATGCAGAATACTTCTATACACCAGATCAAATGGGTGGTTTTTATTCAACGGTACTTGATTGTGCATTTGTGCGTGATGATAGTAAAATCGGCACGGTCCAAGAAGATGCTTTTGTTGTAGTTAGCGTAGACACGGAGAATAGAAAGGTGACCATGCTTGGATTTGGGAGAGAATCAAGCCGTGAGTACAGTTACTAAGGAGGGAGCAAATGAATAGAAAGACGGGAGAAATTGTAGTACCGACAGAACCAGTCAGCCGAGCTACAAAAATCACTGGATTTACGTTTAAGTCTTACGACAAGAGCGCTGGTGTATTACAGTTTCAAAGTGAACTACTCACCACTTAGCTAAACCTGACGGTTCTTAACGCTTGAAGTGGGAGCTTCTTGGGAATAGAGCATACTTGATAGCGTATTTCTTTACTAACAGCGGTGTCTCTTATTTACCAAGCTATCCCCGTAGTTCCTACGGTTCTTGATGATTGGATCTAAGCCAATCCCATAGAATGTAGTCTTAGACCTTCGGTCAGAATATTGATACTAGCATTGATATCACGATCATGATGAGTATGACAAACAGGACAAGTCCATTCTCGAATTTCAAGAGATTTCTTGCCATCTTTATGTCCGCACTCTGAACAAATCTGACTAGACGGAAACCATTTATCTACTTTGATGATTTTTCGTCCATACCAGTCAGCCTTGTATTGTAATTTAGTCACAAACTTTGACCAAGAAACATCAGAAATACTTTTAGCTAATTTATGATTTCGCAACATACCTTTTGTGTTTAAGTCTTCAATACAGATAATATCGTGATTTTTGATCATTTCTGTACTCAACTTATTCAGAAAATCAGTACGTTGATTCATTACTTTTTCATGCAATCTAGCTACTTTGCGTTTTTGTTTTTGATAATTTTTAGCTTCAAATAGATTGGTACCTTTATTTTTAGCCAATAAAGCACGCCTAGACAATTTGCGTTGTTCACGCTTTAGTTTCTTTTCCATTTTGGACGTGAATTTATTATTATCAATTTTTTGTCCATCAGAAAGAATCGCAAAGTCCATAATACCTAAGTCAATACCAATTGTGGAATTAGTTTTAGGTAATTCGATAATTTCTTCTTTACACAACAAAGAAATATAGTATTTACCGCTAGAATGACGTGATATTGTAGCAGATTTGATAATCCCTTTTGGTTGTCTATGAAGCTTAATTCTTACTAATGACTTCAATTTAGGAACTTTGATGAATTTACTATCAATCAAAGCAACTGTACCATTTTGATTATTCGTTGTATAACTCTGAACAGGATTTTTCTTACTTTTGAAACGTGGAAATCCAACGGATTTATCCCGAAAAAAATTCTTGTATGCTTTATCTAAATTAAGTTGGGCATTGGCTAAAGCAAGGCTATCAATTTCTTTCAAAAACGGAAATTCTTTCTTGTATTTAGCTGGTGTCGGAAAAGTCATTTTTTTAGAAGAATCATTTTTAACTTCTTCATACGCCTTTTTTCGGTCATCAAGCATTAGATTGTAGACCTTACGGACACAACCAAAAGATTTGGCAAAGAAGATTTCTTGTTCCTCTGTTGGATAGATTCTGAATTTGTATGCTTTTAGTTGTTCCATAAAGTTCACCTACTTTCTATTTATGATTGTTTCCTTGATTTTGGATATACTTCTTAATCACATCAATTGGTGCGCCACCAGTTGTCAGAAGACAAAAGCTTTTAGACCAGAACATTTCTTTCCAAAGAAATTGTTTGACTCTTGGAAAGTCACGTTTTATCAATCTTGAGCTGGCACTTTTATAGGCATTGATGAATTTTGTCAATTCTGTTTTAGGTTGAGCTTTGAACATAATATGAACGTGGTCTTTATCATGATTCCACTCCACTAAAGTAATGTGATACGATTCTGAAATTCTTTCAAAAGTAGTTTTGGCATAATCAGATATTTCATCATCAATCACTTGTCTACGATATTTCGTTACTAAAACAAGGTGGTAATAAAGAAGAAATACTGAATGATTATTTGTATCTAATTCCATGTTATATCAACTCATTTCTTGTATAGACTGATTGTAACATGGGACAAAATAAAAAGGCAATACGCCTTAGTTGTCGGTCTTCGAGTTACCAACGGTAACCCTCATACCGAACGGCATTCATCACCCACCTATAGAGGATGGGCGACTTCTGCCTAATTCTGTTAAAAATCAAGACGGAAGTCCTACCGATTTAATCGATGCGACTGTCCGTCTTTTTATGTACATCTATCAAGGGGAAGAGAAAAAAGAATTTCCTATTTTTGACAACCAAATTATTACTGAGAGCTATATGCAAGGTATTGTAAAATACCCGATTCCTGATATGTTGCTTTCTTACGAAGGGAAAGTCGATGCCAATGTTTACATCGATTTTCCAGATGGCAGTCATACCGACAATTTGGCATTTACCTTTAATATTGAGAAATCTATCATTGATGGCGATGTTCAATTGAATGGAGAATATTATTTTAAGGACTTTCAACAACTGCTTGATGGGGTCAAACAAGAGGCGACAGATGCTGTTAACGCAGCATTAACAAATGTGGATTCTACAATTGAAAAGGCAAACCAACAAATAAATGAATTTGTAGAGGGAGCCACACAAGCAATTGATCAAACTGTTGATGAGGTAACAGAGCAACTACAAGCTACTCAAACTAAGATTGATACCGTTTCTCAAAACGTTACATCGGCACAAAACAATCTTAAAGCAGTTGAAGACAAGATGAATCAAACCAATCAGCAAATCGGCGATCTCGGCAAGTTGAAAAAGATGTACTCCAATAGCATCGATTTCGGGGGATATGATTATTCGGGTTCCCCGAATATTGCGCCTAATGTAGGTTTTAATGATTTTTACAACAATGACTCTCAAACTGGTTACACCGCTAAAGATGGAGTAGACCACATTGCGGTTACAAGAACTGCAGATGCGCCTCCGGCTGGAAAACTATTAAACATTCGCACATTGTTACCAAACAAAACTTATACTCTCAGCGTTGATATATGGGCGGATATGGAAGTGCCATCCGGTGCGGTACAATGTGGATTTCGATTAAAAGAGGGGGCGGAAGTAAGGACTGTTTGGGCGTTTATAAACAAACCTGTGGGTACCAATAGAACGACCTATAGCGTTACGTTTACTACAGCTGCTAATTTTGTGACTACAGAAGAGTCTAAAATATCTTTGTGGTTTGATGATTCAGCTGGTGCATGTACAGCTTATTTAGGCTATAACATCAAAATCGAAGAAAGTCCAACAGCCACCCCGTACCAGCCAAATCTACTTGATGCGCCGTATTATTTGAGTAAAGCTCCTCTGGGTGAAAATATTGCTGACCCTACAAAAACTTTTCCAATTAACTCTAGTTCTTATAAAATATATGAAGGTGACACGAAAGAAGAGCTTATGATAGGCCAAACGTATACTATCACACTTAAAGGAACAAAACCCGGAAATTCTGCATTTGCAGTTCATAATGATGATACTATTTATTTTGGATCACTAAAGCCTGTTGAGGGATTGACAGACATATGGTCACTAACATTCACACCAACGGAAATCGCTTCAAATGAGCCTAAAAAAATTCGTATTTTTCAGTATCGATCATCAGTAGAAGGTGCAAGTAAAATTGAATGGCTCAAAATTGAAAAAGGCGACACCCGAACCCCGAATATTAGTGAATATAAATACTTTGGTGAAGGATTGAAAGACAGCAACAATCCGAACGACTACAGCTGGGACATTACGCCTGAATATGCTGAAAAAGGCTTGAATAATACGGTTAGTTTGACCGAACCCGAGACTATTTTAGGGCTTAAGAACTTCGCAGAAGGTTTACAATCAAGTGGAGTCAACGTGGCAGTTGAATATGCTAAAGCCATAGACACCGATAAATATACCAAGCATGGGGCAATCTATTTGGGCGGTTGTGCATGGTTAGCTTGGGAAACTTTAACATTCCAGAAAACAGAGGGATATGCAAAAGGTAGTTATATTCGGTTGGGAGCAGATGGAAATGCCTCGTTTACTTACAGCGACGTTCCGAATATTTTTGGTGGGTATCTTTGGCTAGGGGGAGTATGTCAGCCTGACTATACGGATGGTGGATTTGGCTCTTACCACATAACTGTCGAAAACAATTTTGATGACGCACGTAAGCCGATTGTGCGATTCATCGATTCACCAACCACGCCAGTTAAAAAATTAGCTGTTCGAGGATTTGCTTTGGTTTTTGCGCCAGCACCAACAGAAAATAGTCAAGTGAAGGAGGGAAATAAATGAAAAACATTTGGAAATATGGACGTACTGGCGGAGAGTACGCAGGAAAAGTATTGGACGACATGCTTGTATCCGTTCCTTACACAGATCAGCCTCCACTTGAAGGGATTCGTGCTGATGGTGAACCACTAACGATTGCTGATCAGATGTTTGATCCTAAATTGAACCAATGGATTGTTTTAGCAAACGCACTAGATCACAACGATTTAAACAATCTCAAAGCGATGTACGAGGCGCTGGAACATGAAAACGACAACCTAAAACAGCTAAATGCTAAACTCATGCTAAATGACGTAGCAATTAAACAGGAAAATACTGCATTGAAAGAAAAAGCTGACAGTTTAGCACAAATCAATTCAAAGACAATGCTTGCTTCGCTTCAAAACAGCAAGGATATTGCAGAAATTAAAAAGCAATTAAATCCAGAATCAGAAGGAGGTGAGTAGTATGTTTAGTTTTAGCGATGTGAAAATGATGTATGATTGGGGCTGTTTTACAGAAGAACAGGTTCGTGAGTTTGTGCCATTGTGTATTACAGACGAAGAAGCAGATAAAATCATTAGCAAAGAAGAGAGCGCATCTTAATTGATGTGCTTTTTATCAAAAATAGGCGAGAATTCTCCCACTTCAAACAACTTGTAAGGGTGTTAAGTGGGGGTAGTTCATTTTGATTCAAGGAGTTGTCACATGATTAATTTAGGGGAATGGGGAACAATCGCAGGATCAATCACTGCGATTGTTTCTTTGATTTTATTAGTAATAAAACCAATTACTGCATCTTTCTCGAAGATTACTGAGACTCTTTCAAAAGTAAATCACAATTTAGATTTGCTGACTAAAGATTTAGAATCGAGCAAATCAGATCGATTGATGATTCATGAAGAACTAAAGAAACACGATGAAAGATTAGATACACATGCAGAAAAATTGGTAGAACACACACAACAAATTAAAACTTTATTTAGGGAAACATCTCGATAAAAATAGAAAGAAGATGAATAAAGATGATTTTACCTGATAAATATTATCAAGTCATTAAATGGACAGTTTTAACAGTATTGCCAGCTACATCTGTATTAGTTGCAACACTAGGCAAAGCGTATGGATGGAATGGAACAGATATGACAGTACTCACTATCAATGCAGTAGCGACGTTTTTAGGTGTTATCACTGGTGTGTCGGCTTATAATTTGAAAAAATAGGAGGAAACAAATGAAAAAGAAAATCATTTTATCATTGAGCCTACTAATGGCTCTTTTTTTATTGCCTTCGAATGCTTTTGCCTACACTATTAACAATGAATTTAATTTGGGCCCAAACGAAGGTAGCTCTCAAGTAGCGAATAATAAGTATATTTTACTGCATGAAACAGCTAACGAAACAGCAACAGGGCGCAATGAAGCGCAGTATATGAAACGTTCATGGACTAGTGCTTACACTGCTTACATTGTGGGAGACGGCGGAATTGTTTATCAAGTCGGTCAACCTGGTTATGTACAGTACGGTGCTGGTTCGTATGCTAATGCTAACAGTCCTGTGCAGATTGAGTTACAACACACACATGATAAAGCAACGTTTGAAAAGAACTATAAAGCATACGTTGAATTGGCTAGAGATTCAGCAATAAAATATGGTATTCCATTAACATTAGACACTCCTTATAACCAACCAGGAATTAAATCGCATTTATGGGTAACACAAAATATTTGGGGCGATCATACAGATCCTTACGGTTATCTTTCTGAAATGGGCGTAAGTAAAGAAAAATTAGCCTATGATTTGGCTCATGGATTTACCGATAAAAATCCGACAACTTCAGATGATCAACCAGTCATTGATCCAACTAGAGCAGGTGCAGCAAATCCTACGCTGACAGATGGAACAAATTACGCCCACATTGATCAGTTTGGAGAAATCGAAAACGCAAACTTGCATGTCGCTGGATGGCACATTGCTAACTATAAATACGAGTATATTTTCATTATGGACTACAATACTGGAAAAGAATTAGCTCGAGTAAGAGCTGATGGAATTTATAGACCAGATGTAAATCAAGCTTATAATACTTTAGGAAATATTGGTTATCATGTATCTTTCAATATGCGTAATTTTCCTAATAAGAAAGTCTATGTCATGATGCGTGCAACGAATGATCCAGAGGGAAATACTAAAGGCGGTGCGCAAGATTTCCATGATAAACGCTGGTATTTAAATATTCCGCAACGATAAAAAATAGCCCCTCGTTGAGGGGCAGTACATAACTATATTGACAACTATAAAAATTATTCGATAAAATAGTGATGTTGTCGCATATCTTCACTATCACTCATAAATAGTCACACTCCAAGATATGCGATAACAGGTTTGTTGCCACACATTCTACTGGTTGATTGTTTATGGCTTTATGTGGTAACAACCAGTACCTTTAGCTCAGTTGGTTAGAGCAGACGGCTCATAACCGTCCGATCGTAGGTTCGAGTCCTACAGGGTACATTAATGTAGCCATTTGAATCGTTGTGTGTTAGAATTTTTTGAAGAGTATTATACAAGCTAAAGCTTTTCTTCATTGCCACTCAAATGAGTGGCTTTTTTATGTATCCTTTTATGGATTAATGAAAGGATGTTTCACATAGTTATACTTCTGTATATTTGAAAAGTTTTACTTTGATTTTTAAATGGAAAGACATTTGGGTTATATTGTGAGATAATAATAAAGAAGAGTTTAAAGCGTTCCCCAAAAACCACTCCCCCATAAGTGTGTTACGCTTTAAACTCTTTTATATTTGAAGCCATTAAAAAGCATACCATATAACTGTAAAAAATAATGGGAAAAAGGCTTATAATTGGAGTGATAGTTAATTAGTGACTTATTTTTGTTTTTATAGCACTGATACTATAAAATATAGATATCATCATATTACACAATCTTAATACTAACTTAAAAAATATCTCCTTTCATAAGTATGGTGATAAAATCCGTTCCGGGCTACCTTTTTAGGTAGCCTACT